TAACAATGTTTTCTGCCGCTTGACAAACTTCCTCAACGACAGCGGATGAATAGAGTGCGCCAATACCCAAAGCTGAGCGTAGCTCGGCCTCTGTGACGTATGTAGCTGGCATTTCTATCCTTTCCTTATGTTAGCCCCGGCGCAAGGGCTGTGCGCCGGGGTAACTCTACTACTAGGCTAATTAAGCCTTGTTGAACCAGTTAGCACCGGATCCGACTTTGGTCGCAAGTGCACCGAAGCCGTAATAAAGCAAGTCGATTGTTCCATCGCTGTTTACGTTGGTACGTAGCTGGAAGCGTGGAGACTCGTACCATGTGTAGGACTCTGGATTTACTACAACCATTGAGTAATCAGCTGTGTTATCTCCACCTGCACCAGTTAGGTAACGGCTTACGCGTAGATCCAATCCTGCAACAGTTCCACGTAGTGAATCAGGTGATAGCACTCCGCCATTGTTTGAAGGGTTGGAAGCAATGTAGATTGGGCGGCCATTGTCGTTGTAAGACATGATGTTAGCCCATTGCTGAGGTGTTACAACAATGTTGCGTGCAAAACCTAGAGAAGCTGAGTAAACAGCTGCGGCTGCGCTCGAAATATACTTCAAGATACCATCTGCTGAGTTAGCTTGACCGGTTGCATTTAGTGTTCCGTTGTTGGCTACCTGAGCAGTTACGTAAGTGTCTGTTTCCTTAGCGTATGCGAACTCCATTTGACGTACGAGCTCGTCATAAAAGGCAGGACTTGACCGGTCAATCAACTCGACCGTAGTAATCGCGCGACCTTTGAAAGACTTAACATCTACGTTGATAAACTGTGCAGTTAGTTGTGAATCTGCAACAGCATCGTTTTCATCAATCTGATCTACTGTTGGTACAGCTGTGATTTTAGGAATCTGGAAAACTAATCCTGCATCTGGCAATGTACCACGGCTGATTGAATCAATTAGCGGTCTATCAGCATTTGAAAGTGGGTTGATTACCTCTGTTAGCTGACGTGTTGGAACCATACCAGGTGCGGTTGTTGTTTCGTTGTCTGCTGCACGAACGTACATAGCAGCATCCTCGTCACCGAGGAACTTAGCGCGTAGAGTGTTTTCAAGGTACTTAGCCTTAGTAAACTCTAGGCGTGGCTTTGCATAAATTGGTGCTGTAACAGTTGTGCGAGCAGCCTCTACCGCAGGGGTTTCGACCACAGGCTCAACGGTTGCGGTGTCTGGAGTATTCTCCACGACTGCCTCGCTTTCGTTTTGGTTAGTTGTTTCTGCGACTTCATCCTCAGAAGCCGCCACGCTCAATACCTCAGCACTCTTAAATGCTGCGGCTTGAACAAGACTTGTTTCATATAATTTAGATGCTAAAACTTTAATAACGCTGCCCTCGCGCTTGCTGTCAATAACTTCAACACCAACAGACAAGCCTGAACGTAACTGTTCACTTGCCTCAATTAGCGCATCATTGCCACGTGTGGTGCTACTGACCTTAAATGTAGCAAAAATACCTTCGTCTGTTTCCTCGTATGAAATCATACGGCCTAGAGGTTTTTTAGCATCGTGTTCGAGTAAAAGTTTTGGCTTTGGGCTGTTAGGGATTTCAATAGATCCTTTTTCAAAAATTACTTTACCGGCTGAGGTGTATCCGATTTCATTACCAAACGGCACAATTTTGCCGGTGATAGTGCGTTCCTCAGCGTTGCAGGTAATATCGTTAGAGAACGTTAGGCGCATCGCTGTTAGCTCCGTTAGGTGATAGGTTTTCCATTTCCATAGCTTGCTCAACAGTGATTAAACCTAGAGTAAGCATTTTTTCAATGACGGCAAGGCGTTCCAAAGCATTTACAGCTAAGAAAGCATCCTCGACATCAAACTTAACAATGTTCCCGCGCGCGGTTATGTCATCCATCGATAGACGATCCTGAATTGCGTGGACATACGGCGCGAGGGAAAGCGAAACAAATTGACGGCGTTCATCTTGAACATTGGCATAAGTCATGCTGTTGTTCATGTCTGCTGATATGTAATACGCCGGCACGTTCATCATTCTTGCGATTTGAGTCGCGGTTGATTGCACGGCATCGACAAACATCATGTCGCGAGGTGAAAACGCGGTTGGTTGATAATCTAAAGTGCTTGTCAGGTATGCAGTAGATCTGCGCTCGCGTGCTGATTTCCACGCAGCCAGAATTGCTTGTACTTCCTCTTGCGATAAATCTGCACCTGTATTTTTCAGAACACCGGAAGGCATTGGAGTTGCGGATGCAACACGCATTGCAGTTTCTAAATCGATTGCGCTGCGTAGTGTACGTGCGCCGCGTTGCAATACACCTTCATCAAGACCCTGAAATGTAATAAGTGAACCTAAGCCACTCATCGGCACTTCTTTGCCGTCTACGTAATAACGTACAATGTAATTAGTTACTGGATCTGCATCAAAGGAAACGCGACCCGGTGCAACCCACTCAAAACGAGCAGGGCGGCCATCATCAAAATAAGTTTCTGTAACACGCCAATAAGCAATCCCATAAAATACTAAACTATCTACTGTCCATGCGATAGTCGTGCTAAGCGGTTGGTGAATTGAAGGCTGCTCTAGCCATAATGGCTTGCCAAGTTTTTCACCTGTTGATTTTTTGTAAAGCTCCAAAGGAAAGCTAGCAATAGTGCCAGCAAGCAAGTTACGGCATCTAGCGACCGCAGGAACAGTCATTGCTTCATCACGAGCAATAGCGGTAAACGCTGTTGGTAAATAATAATTAAAAGCATCGGTCATTAATTGAGGCGCAGCTTGCGCTTCAATTTTAACCGGGCGTAAACGATCGAAAAGACCCATCGCTATATGTTAGCACACAAACCGGACATTTAGGACATAATGGCAGGTTTTGATTGTGGTTTTAGCAGTTGGTGTACGACCATAGCTAAAGCGATAGCAGCTGACACGTCACCGGCAGATTTGCGCCGCACTATGCGCCATCCTGCATCGGTTTCCTTAGCTGCACAGTTGTTCATTGAGTTTACAAGGCTTTCCTGCCCTGAGTGAACCAATCGCTCGTTTACTATGGCATCTAGCAGATCGCTACACGCCTGATAGAACACCTGACCCGACATATCCTGTATTTTGTAGCCAGTCTGCGCTAAACGCTCAGCCACGCTCATTGAGGTGTATTTATCAAAGCAAATCATTCTAGGTTTGTATTGCTTAGCCCATTCTGCGACCTCGACAGCCATTTTTAGCTCATCTATGGCTACCTGTGACTCAAACTGTGCTACAACGCCTACGCCGACCTTGCCATCATCCATAAGCTGCCCTGCAACCAATGAAGCTTGCTTTTTGGTTACAGATATATCCATACCAAAGATAGTTAGCCTTCCCGGCTCTAGTTTTAGATCTTGAACTGTTAAATCCTCAAATGCGCGATAAGGCCACGGCGATTTAAGCGCGCCAACCCATTGACATAAAGTTTCTGTGCGGCTTGCTTCAGGTGTAGAGGTCGCAATAGCCTCAGCAATAGTTTCCTCATCGACTATATAACCTAAAGCCGGGTTGGCCTGATACCAAGCGTTTTTATCTGTAATCTTGCTAAAGTCATCGGCTGAATACTCCCAAAACCCTAAGCTTTTAGGTGGATAGCTCAATGCGCGCTCGCGTAGGTTGTTTAATACGTGGCTAAAAGCATCGCCGGCATTTGAGGTAAGCAATATCTGACTATTTGGCCTAGCACGTGTAATTGGCTTAGCCGCTGTCCAAGCTTCATCGCTAATCTCGCGTAACTCATCCACGAACAACAGATCCGCGGTCTTACCACGGCTTCCATCTCTCGTAGCCGCGACTATCTCGTAACGAGCTCCCGATAAAAGCTCTATCGATTCCTGACCATTGGCCACGCGGATCTGTCGTACTTGTGATGAGAGTAATGAATTGTCCTCAATAACATCACACACCTTGCGAAAGGTATCTAATGCCATTCCCCGATTTGAGGACATGGCCACAATACTACGTTCTCCAAAAAGAAACAAGCCGGCAAGGATACGAACCCTAGCTAGGTGCGTTTTGCCGTTTTGGCGTGCGATTAATAGCAGATTTGTTTTTCTGATCCATTTCTCATATTTATCAACCTTCAGCATGTCATCTAGCACGTGTTCCTGCCACGGCAGCAGCTTCATAGGCTCGCCGTTCTCATCTTTAAGTTTAGATAGCCACTCTTTGACCTCAGGCAGTCTGCTCTTACCTCTAATAGGCGCATTTTGTAGGCGTGGCTTTGTATTGCCCTTACGAGAGGCCATTATCAATTAGCCCCCGACTGATCAGGATTAGTAAATGGTGAATTGTTTTCAAT